GCCGCTGGCAAGAGGGCCGAACCAACGGCCCAGACCTGGGAGCAGCTAGAGTATCGTTACGGCTGGAATCAGGAAGTGCAGCGGCGCTGGGTAGCGCACTTGGCCACGCTGAAATTGGGCGACGACATTGATTTTCCCGAGGCTGCTTGGGCATGCTCAGTGGACACCGATGGCCCAGTGCCCTACGCCACGCACCCGGCCAAACAGCCCCTCAACAAGGAGTTCGCTGCTTTGGGACCTCTGTTGTATCCAGAGGTGGAGATGCTAGAGGAGGACGACTTGCCGAAGATTACCGCCCAGAGCCCAGCTTTTGAGTCCTTGCTTACTGGGATTGAGCGTGGCTGTGGCGACGGGTATGCCGAGTACTTGGCCAGAACTTGCAACAAACGAGCCCACGTGACCGAAGGTAATACGGCAGCATTGGCCTCAGCGGCCGCCGTCGCTACGGCGATTACCATAGCCTTGAAATTGGGACCCGGATCAGCTGCTGGCCCCGCCCCGACGATTGTCCAAGTGCACCTGGACTGGGGGACCCTAACCGAGACCATCGACTTGCCCTTGGAAGATGGCATGGTGGAGGCGGACGATGTGTTGGCCTACTGCTGCATCAAAACTGGCTTGACGGTCAACGATTTGATTGCCATGTGTGAGGGGGTGCAGCTCACACCTGGCGGCCGAGCTCCACCCACAAATGGCAGGTTGGAGGTCAAGGTGCTTTTCAAATTGAGGGGAGGCGCCACTGGCAAGAAAACCAAGAAGTTGGCAAAGCAGGTGGCCAACATGGTGATCGGCCGGAGCAAAAAGAAATCCACCAAAGCCAAAACCCGCAAAAAGAAGAAAGCGGAGGTCGGCGCCAAGAATGAGCACCGTTTGGTGACCGGCCAAGTGATGTTGGCGTCCTCCACGTCAAGCGCCGCGGTCAGTAAGCGGAAAGGCAAAGGCACTGGGAAGAAACTCAAGGTACCGCGACCGATGAAGGATCGCGTTACCGTTGCCGGAGGAGTGGCCAGATTGTGGTTGCGGGCTATGGAGAACCCGTTTCAACATGAGCCGCCCAGGTTTGGGGCAGGGAAGATATCCACAAGGATGGTGCGAAAGGACCAAACCTTGACGCTGCCTATTGCGGTGTTCACCTCGGCTAACAATCCTACTGGCGTGGCTTGGACTTATGTCACACCTGGTTGCAACAATGCCCCGATCTGGATAACAGACCAAGCTCCTATTGCCGCTGTCAGTATGGCCACAGTGTTCAACAATGCCAATTGGGCGGCGAGGAGCTACAATTGGGCCCAACAGAATAGTATAGGTTCCTCGTTCGACAACGGGCGATTGATGGCTTGCGGTATTGGTTGGTCGATCGGCATGAAGTCTAGTGTGATGATGCCGGCCGTCTATACTGCCACCCCCCCAATGCCGGACAATTTGACCACAACGTTGGGCACATGGGGTCCCTCCGCCTTGCAACAGCCTGCCATCGGTGAGATGGTGGTGGGTGAGAAGTGGCTAAACGGCTGGATTACATCCTCCCCCTGGAGCATGGACCCTCAGTTTCGTGCAGCTCCTGTTTCGATCACTGGGTCCTACACGGGTGAGTGGACTTGGCCTATTCTGTGCATATCCCCTGGTACGTCGGTCTCCACTGGGGACTACAGCATAACTATTCGATACGTCGAATGGATTGAAGGCGAGGTGGGATTGCAACAGATCAATACGTCATCCGTTTGGAACACCAACATAGTTGCTGATGACCCAGGTGCCGACTATGACTACAATGAGATGTTTGACATGGCAATGAAAATGCGAGGCTCCAGCAAAGTCGGCATGATTCAGGCCGGTATCACACAGTTTGGCCACCTGGCGGGCGCAGGATTGGACATGTCATTTGGGGCAGTTCCGAAACCGCGCCTGGCCATTGAGGTGTGGAACGACCCAGACTATCCTGGGTGTTCGGAAGCAGAGTTGCAGCGTAGAGCACAGGTGGAGGCCAAAGAGGCACTCCGCCTGGTCACCGGCCTGATCAAAAAGGGGGGTGATGCCGGTGCAGCAGCGTCGGCTGACAAGTTGTTGTCCAGCTTGCGAATGGTTTCAGACATTAGCACGGCGTTACGCCCCAACGTGACTCAGACTCCCCTGGGGGACGACTCGGTTGGCCCGTCTGTGCAGCCGGCGGCTACGCAGATAGTCCTTGACTCGCTGACCCGTGGGCCCGGTGAGCCAGTGTTTCGCTGGAGTGGGCGTGGCAGCGCCGCAATAGCGGTGCGCGACGTCTCAGCCTCACGAGGTTGGTTGTTGACCGAGGACGTGGCATTAGCCGGGGACGGCTACCGCTTCTGCCTTAGACTGACAAACGTGGCCACTATGGAACAGCAGACGCTTGCGCGCGCCAAGGGCCCTGATAAGTTGGCCTGCAAGGACTTGGCCTATTCGGTTGTAGTCACTTATTGGGCGTCTCAGAAACGGCCGGTGAGTGAACTGCAACTGTGGCCGGATGAGACTCGGGAGTGGGTGGCGCCCGCTCCGCTGGCAGCGACGCTGCCGGGGGTGCTGGCAAAGGGCCCACGCCAGCCTGCCCCAAAGGGGTTCATCGATGAGGACGCA